ATCTCGGTCCCCTGGTTGTGCCAGGCGGATCACGGGTGGGCCTGAATCTTGGCGTGGAGTGGGACGATAACGCACCTGAGCCCGTCATCCGAGGTGTTCGCCAGGCTGTGGGCTTGCATTGGCGAAAGTCCGCCCGTTGCCAAACGATCTCTTCCTTGGCTTGGGCGCCCGCATCGATGGCAGCAACGGATAGGAGCATGGCATGGGGCACTGCCGCTGGTGTCCATCAAGGGAATGGCATTGCGTGGTCGTCATCATCCGGGTTGAACACATCGGGTCAGTTTGATTGGCATCGAACAATGCGTAGGTCGCGCAACGAGACACTGTTGCGTTGGAAGGCATTAGGTCAATCATCGCGATCACTAGAGGTTCGCTGGCGGAGCCTTCTCAGTGCGGTGTCGAGCGGGTCGATGTTCGCCTGGGGAGCGCTCAATAGATCAACGGTAGAGCTCACTCTGCGTTGGCGTTCAATTACGCGTTCTGCCAACGCCGACTCCTCATGGGAGTGGCGCCATCCTGTCCGCACTCGGCGAGATTCACTGTTGCCCTGGGGGGCTGCCGCCCGTATCCCGTGGGGGATATGGCCAGACCCTGGGCCTGATCCAGAGCCCGAGCCTGGCCCCAGCTTTCCTGCTGGTAACCAGGTCGGATTGAACCTAGGGTGCGGCGTTCTCGGTCTGCCCGGTGTGGCTCCCCTGAATCTTGGTATCTCGGCGTGCTATGTGGTGCGCCCCCAACGTAGGACCTACGTCGTGATCAATGAGGTTTCATTTGTGCGGCTTCCTGATCGGGTGCCAATCGAGTTGGCCCGCGTCTCTCTCAGTGCGGGCCGTTCGGCTTGGGGCTGGACCTTTGACATTGAGCTGGCCGATGCCGATCAGCTGGGGCTGCTCAAGCCCACAGCCTCGGGCCCGCGACAGTTCGAGCTGGTGCTGAACGGCTACGTCTGGACGGGCATCATCGAGAGCTTCCAGAAACAGCGCGAGTTTGCTGGGGGCGGTGTGCGTTTGAGTGGGCGTTCAAGGACAGCACTGCTGGCACCGCCTTACGCTCCGGCTCGCGCCAAAGCCACGACGGAAGAGCGCAGCATGGCTCAGCTTGTGGCCGAAGAGTTGGCTGATACCGGATTTGCCAGCGACTACCAAACAGTGGATTGGCCGGTCCCACCTGGCGCTTGGTTCTATGACGCAAGCACGCCACTGGATGCCATCAGTGCGCTCGCTGGTGCGAGTGGCGGGGTCGTGCAGTCCCATCCCTCGGACCTGGCCCTGGTTGTCCGCGCCAGCTACCCGGCTAGCCCATGGCTGTGGCGGGAGACAACGCCGGATCACGTGCTGCAGGAAGACATCGTGCTGACCGAAAGCCTGCAGATGCGCAGTGCGCCCCTGTATGACGCAGTGGTGGTCACGGGAGAGCTGGCCGGGAAGGGGGTTACCTGCAAGGTGCGAAAGGGCGGCGAGGCCGGGCAGCTCTTCGCGCAGCAGGTAAGTAGCCCCTTGATCAACGTCGCTGCCGCCGCAGCCGAGCGGGGGCGCAACATCCTGTGCGATCGCGGTGAGCAGGCGGCAGTGGATCTGACCGTGCCTCTGTTCCCGAAGCCGCTGAAGGCAGGAGAGATCGGGGTGATCTTGCCGCTCGACTTGGTACAGGTGCTGAGTTCTGAAGGAACTTGGCACGGCCAATGCGAGGCGATCCGCATTGAGGTCGTCGTGGATCAACAGGCGGTCGTGATCGAGCAGACAGCAACTCTGGAGAGGCATTTCACCGATGCGGACTGATTTGTGGGATCAATTCGGCGAACTCGTCAGCGGCCGGCCGCGATTGTTGGCAACGGTCACTGCACACAATGCAGATGGCACCAGTAGCCTGACAACCTATGACGGCGCGCAGATGCGCGCCTTCGGTCAGCTGCAGCAGCCTATTCCGTACAACGTTTGGGTCAGTGGTGGCCGACTGCTGGAGGCCGCGCCCAATCTCCCGTTGGTAGAAGTAGTCGTCTAACGAAACAGGGCGCTGCCCAGATGCCGGCAAGCATCCAGGCAGCGCCGCAACACAGGTGATCTCAGCACCTGGCATTGGCCGTGGCCCCGTCGCCCTCGCGAGAGCGGCGGGATTGTCGGCTCCTCCTATCGCAAATACTGAGAACCCATGCCCAAGCCCATCATTTCCTGGCCGGGCGGCAAGCGCCGCCTACTGAAGCACCTCTATCCGCATTTCCCAACCCATGACTGCTACGTCGAGGCATTCGCCGGCGGCGCCGCGTCGCTGCTGATGCGGCCGTACCCGGCCCAGATGGAAGTGCTCAACGACATCAACGGCGAGCTGGTGTCCCTATACCGCTGCGTACGCCATCACCTAGACGAGTTCGTGCGCATGTTCCGCTGGTCGCTGGTGTCGCGCCAGATGTTCGAGTGGGCGCAGATGGAGCGGCCGGAGACATTGACCGATATTCAGCGCGCAGCGCGCTTCTACTACCTCCAGAAACTCGCCTTTGGGGGAAAGGTGCAGGGCCAATCGTTCGGTGTGGTCACTGCCGGAGGCCCGCGACTGAACCTCCTGCGCATCGAGGAGGAGCTGAGCGCGGTGCATCTTCGGTTGTCGAATACGGTGATCGAGTGCCTCCCATGGCAGGAGTGCGTGAGGCGCTACGATCGGCCGGGGACGCTGTTCTACCTCGACCCGCCATACTGGGAGACGGAGGGTTATGGCGTCGAGTTCCCATTCGCTGAGTACGAGGCGATGGCCGATCTGATGCGCAACTCGGTCGGGCGCTTCGTGGTCTCGATCAATGACCACCCTGCCATCCGCGAAGTGTTTGCCGGCTTCGACCTGGTGCCGCTGCAGCTCGATTACACCATCGGTGGCGGGCAGGGCAGAGGGAAGAAGTTCGGGGAGTTGATCATCAAAAGCTGGGACGACAGCCAGGCCACCCTGCTGTAGGCATCACGCAATCTGCTGGAGCAGGTCTTCGCGATTGTTTCGTGGCGTGTTGACGGCGCGGCTGACCCTGTACGCCTCCATGGATGGAGGCGAGCTTGCCAGCAGCATCGCCATGGCGTCGTCGGGGCTGGCCGCCACCCAGTCATCGATCTGGTCGACCTGGAGCCAGACCGGCATGCGGTCGTGGATGTCGGCCGAGACGCCGCTGCTGTCACCGGTAATGATCGTGAAGGTGCCCAGGTTGCCGTCGGGCAACAAAGGGCTGGTGTCTTCCCATAGGCCGGCGGCTAGAAGGGGCGCGGTGGCGTGGATGAACCATGGGTCCTTCTTCCCGTCCTCGGGGCTCACCGACCACTCGTAGTAGCCGGCCATGGGGATCACGCACCGTCGCTTCTTGAACGCCGACCGGAAGGCAGGCTTGGTGGCCACCGTCTCGATCCGGGCATTGATGGTCGAGCCCTGCAGGCCCTTGGCCTTCGCCCAGAACGGCAGCAGGCCCCACGCCAGTCGGGTGACCTGCCGGCCTTCGCCCCGGTCCAGGATCACCGAGGCTCGCTGCGTCGGCGCCAGGTTGTAGCTGGGCTGGATCTCGGCCAGGCCAGGGGCAAGGTCAGCCAGCCCTGGCTGGCCGAAGTCGATCACGGGGAGCTGGACGAATCGGCCGCACATGGCCGGAGGTTAGCCCTGCCGGGCGTGCCCGGGGCGTGTAGGGCCGGGGCGAACTGTGACGCCGGTCAGGCGGCCTCTACGCGAAACTTACGGTAGCGGTTCTACGCTCGGGCTCCCCATGGAGGCCGGAGAGAGCCATGCCCAACAGGGCTGTTGTATTTGTCAGCGAAGCGGTCGGCGACCTGACTATGGCCCACCTGTCCAAGATCATGGCGGACGCAGAGCGATTCAATCGCACTGCCGGAGTAACCGGGGTCACTCTGTTTGATGGGCATAGGTTCCTCGCTTACATGGAGGGGCCGCCCGATGGCCTGGATGTGGCCTTCTCCAGAGCAGCGGGCGCCACCAGCCATTCAAGCCTGATCGAGATTGCGCGGGGGCGGGTCGGACAGCGCAGGCTTCCGTACTGGCCGATGCGTTGCATCCCCTTGTCGCCGCCGGAGCTGGTGCAGCTGGTGCGGGCCGACTGGACTTCCTTCCTGCATCGGGGAGGCGATCAAGTTGACCAGGCCACCGCCATGGAGATGCTGGTGGCACTGGTCGAACCATTCGCCGAGGCTGCCTGAGCAGCGGCGTGTCGGCACAGAGTCGAGTCAGGCTCGACTCTCCTCGAACGGTTCAGGCAGGTGGCCGCCGTGTTCGCAGGATTTGCGACGGCCGGTCGTATCCTTCCGGCCATGTATTCCTCCCACGGCTTCCGCACTGCCCCGATCCCCTCTGGCTGGGTCCAGACCGGTGAGCGCTGGGCGCTCTGGTACAACGGCCGGGAAACGGCGAACGTCACGCTCGATGGCGGTCCTGGCGTTCGGCTGTGGATGGAAGGCCAGAAGATGTGGCACACCAAGGAAGCGCGCGCCGCCAACGTCCGACAGGCTAAGCGCTACGCCGAGCGCTGGTGCGCGGCCAGACTCTATCCCGATCTGCCCCTTCGAGAGGCCGTCGCCCGGCTGACCGACAGCACGCCGATTCAGCCGCCTCCGCTACTGCCCGGCCTGCCGCCGACTCGCGAGCAGCAGCAACAGGCTCGTCGCCTAGCCGAGGCCGGAGCGAAGGAGGTCGAGCGGATCAAGGCAGCGCTGGAGCCCCGTAAGCCTCCGGCCGAAACGAAACCCCGTCCGAGGGATGCGCGTAAGGCATGGGTGAGGGCAGGGCTGCGCGATCTACGTGGTTGGTGAGCGAAGAGGGTTCCCGAATACACAGGAGCCGCCCATTGCGAGACTAGGGGCCTGTTCGCAGGCCTCCTGAATTGAACTCAATCTAAGCTGTTGACTACAATGCACAGTACGCCAGCCTTCTAAGCCGGCGGTTACAGGTTCGATTCCTGTCGGGCGCGCCATTGGAATCAATGGTTTATGAAATCACGCCCGCGAACATCGGTTCCCATTCGATGGCTGGGCAATCCTGGGTGGCGAGCATTCCGCCTTCCTCTTGTCCGATGAAAGATGCCCTTTGCCTGGGGTGCAGTCGCACGGCGTGATGCCAGGCGGGTTGCGGTGAACCTGCGTCTGGCGACGATCGGCTCACTCCGCAGGTGCTTGAGCAGCGCCGCCTGGGATGGGCAATGCGCCCGGCAACGAAAAAGGCTAGCGCTATGCGCTGGCCTTTTCCATGTCGCGATG